GATTGCATAAACACATGAGCGATAAAGACTTCGAATCCTTCACCAAGCACACCAGAGCACGCAGCAAGCGCCTGCACACGCAGCGCAAAAAGATCCTCGCCGGAGTGCTCAAACTTAGAGACGAACCCAAACCCACCACAGATCAAATGAGAGACTTCATACTTAAACGACAGCAGGTCTTCATGAAGCATGGCGCAGGCGCAAATGACCTAGCGTCAGCTATCATTCACCTTGAGCGCGAGCTTGCTCAATCCAATCGCATCCGCGCACGACTCGCAGAGTCCTTGCAGTATATGTGCGACGTTGAAGAATCTTGCTGCACAGATCCGACCGAAGAAAAATGGGAGGAATGCCGCGCAGCACTTAACCAACACAACGAAACCATATGAAATCGCACGAACTAGCACGAATCCTACTCAGCCATCCTGACTTGGATGTGTCCACCGTTGCCAACAACCACACGAGCCATCGAGACAACTTCGTAAGGCTCGTCAGTTCAGGAAAGCAGTGGATTGAAATCGGAAATTTCTGCCCATACAAATACGAAACCATCACCGAGAAAGGAAAGACCAAATGAAGAAAGCACAAATCACCAAGACCAAAGGCAAAGGTAAGGCCATCAACGAAGTGCCTCGCCCATCAACGAAGAAGTACCTGTCAGAGTACGACCGGATCTTCGGAAAGAAAGGTGTAGGCAAATGAACATCGCAATCGCAATAATCTGCTGGATCGTCTCGTTCGGCGCAATGGCTGACTACCACGAGTCGAAAAGCCCGATCGCAGGACTCGTGTTCTTTCTCTTCAATTTGATTGCACTCTTCGCATTCAGTGGTTGGGATCTCGGAACGTAACGAATTACTCCCCAAACTAAAAAAGCCGGACTCTGCTTGTGAGAGTCCGGCTTCATTGTGTAAAGACTACTGGTTGAGCTTCAGCTGCTTCTCTTGCAGAGCACGACGATCAGGATGGTTGAATGGCAACTTGCGCAACTGCGCCATCACCTGCTTCAGTTCGTCCTTGCGATTGTAGCCGGACTCCTTCGGTTTCACGATGCCATCCTCGGATGTCGAGAGATGCGTCTTGAACAGCAGATCAATAATCGGCTTATGATTTACCAAACCTGTCTCGATCAACGTGTCTTTCACGCCAAATCGCTCAGCGACCGACTTGACCGACTTCATGTTGCGATCGTAGTCGTTGCCCCACTCATCGCGCAACGCTGTCTCGGTCGACTCACGCACCTGCGCCTGACTGGTTTGCAGATTGTCCTGCATCATGTTCATCTCTTCGACGTAGAGTCCCATGACCGTTTCATACTGCGACTGCGACAGTCCAGCCTCATGCAGTGCAGCATTGCGCTCAGTGAGGCGCTCAGTGTCCAGATCCATGCCTTCCGGCAGACCATCGAACTTGTAATCGCCAGACGCTTCAGGTCGCCCTGCTGCATTGTAAAACTCTGCCAGTTCCTCCGGCGTTGATTCAGCCGTAGGTGGTTTCAGCCCACCGACCTCACCTGATCCCATACGAGATTGCAGGTTGAGATAGCTCATCGTCAGAGCACCGACATCCTTGATCTTGCCCTTGACTCCTTCGAACCCCTTGTGACTCGTGACTTCCTCCGGCAGACCGTCATACCACGCAGCAGGCGTCTCGCTCGCAGGCGTCTCGCTTGCAGGTGCTTCAGTTGATCCAGTTGCGCCAGCATCAAGAATGCCTGCATCTGTGTTTGTCGCTTCGGTCGAATCTGTTTCCGTTGCGGTATCTGTTGAGATATTATCGCTCATTTTATTTTCCTTGGTTTGGTTTGGTTTCTCGCTCGATTGCTGCGAGGTGCTCTTGGATGTCATTCGCTACCGACTGACGACCCTGATTGAAAGCGGACTGATTTGAGTCCGCTGAAAAGACTGTGCGTCCGTATCCGCAATCAATGTTGATCGCGCTCAGGAACTTCTCGAAATGCACATTGCCACGCAAAGCTCTCAGCGAATCGCGCATCATCGGCTCACGACGAATCTGTTTTGACTTCATAACTTAGGTTGAACTTCTCCGGCTGCGCTCATCTGCATCGCAGCAGGCGAACCTTCCTCCGGCTTCTTCGTTGTGTCGATAGGTGCAATCGACTTCTGGTCGATCTCCTGCTTCTGCAATGCTGCTTGCTCTGCTGCTGCCGCTTCTGCCGCACGATCCATCTCAGCACGCTCAGCTTCAGAAACGATGTGCTCATACTTCACATTGTGCGCTTCAGCGAACGAGATGGCGATGTCCTCGATCTTCAGCACCCGATTTAACTCCGGCACTTCACGAGCCGACATAAGCATCTGCACGATCGCATTCACAGCCTGCACCGTCTTCTGCTGATCCATCAGTTCCAGCTTAGTGTCGAGTTGCGAGATGTAGCTCACCTCGAAATCCGCACCTGCAATGTTCGCATCAGGTGGCTCGATCTCTCCGGCCTCGATCAACAGATCCAGAATCCGATGAATCATTGGCGACCAGAACTCCGATCGGAGGCGACTGATCATCGGCGCAATGCTCGCAAACTGCTCAGCCTGCAACGCATCCACCTCGGTCGCTGTCTTGTCATTCTGGTTTGCCATCACAGCAAGGAACACATTCGTGAAGTATTGACGACGAAGCTCCAGCGTCAGGCGCTCGATCTCAGACGCCGTGACCTGCGCGTTGTGCGTGCCTCGCAGTTGAGTGATCTCACCGGACGTGTGGATGACGGAATTTGGCTCGATCTCATCGATCTCAAGCTGCTCATCATCTTTGACGACTGTCGGAGGACGTGCCTCCATCTGCATTGAGTCATTCAACTGCGCCTCATTCGTATTGAGGCCGCGAATCGTAGGCAGTGCCATCTCGCTCGCACCGATGCCATACGGAGATCCATCGTGCCGCTTGACGAATCGTGCAGTCGGATAAGGAAAAGAGCGGTATCCTCCACGCTTGACGATCCGCTTCTCTTTCACCGACACGTACTCGCTCTTGAACTTCATCGATCCGATGTCGAACCGAGCAGGATCATAGTCCGGATTCTCAGTGACGCTCAGGATGTAGTCGAATTTGTCCTGACTCTTCGACATATCACCGTATGCCACAATGCCTTTTGGACAGAGAGCATCGTACCCGATCATGTTCACCACGTCATCAGCAGTCAGGCGCAGCAGACGATAGAAGCTACGCACGCGACCCTGAAAGTCTTCAGTGATGTACACGTTCGCAGTGATCGGAATGGACGAGAACACAAGCTCAGATGTAGTCTTGTCGTACTCCACGCCGCAGATGCCTGTGCCGAAATTCGACCAGATGCGCGTAAATTCACCATACACCTGCGAGAAGTTGCTGTTTTGCATGAACTCCGTGATGGTGTCCGTCGCGTATTGCAGCCACTTCTTCATCAAGTCGCGATTCTCCTGCTTGCTTGCTCGCAATGCGAAGTTGCGGTCGCTGCTGGAATAGCTGTGAGAGTACAGATTCGAACCCAGCAGGATTGCCTCAGAGGTTGCCAGCGACGAAATCGGTCGATCATCCTGTCCGGCAGACTTCAGATTGTCAGTATTGCTGCCATCCATCGAAGGCAGCGCGAGACGCTCGATGTCTCGGAAAGTGTTATCGACGTTCGAACGTGCCGACTTTGCACCCTCATACGCTCGGATAATCTTCAGCGCACGATCCTGCTCAGTCTTCGCGCCCGATTCTGGCTGTGTCTTGCGCTTTGCCATGTTACCCGAGGATTGAACTACGTTGAGATGTTACCGTTTGAGTCCTGCCTTGCTGCGCAGCGAGACGACGACGCTCAAGCTCGCCTGTCTTTTTGATGTCCTCATCTTCAGGAGTGACCGGAGCAATTGGCTTCGGTGCTTCGACTGGATCGACTTTTTTAGGTTTCTTGCCCATGATATTTGATGCTGTAAGTGTTTGCCTGCTCGGTTGGTTCGAATCCGAGCTTGCCACAAAGCTTGTCGATAATGCCTCCAGCGTCAACCTCACAGAATAGCTCAGAAATCCCGTAAACGTTGCGAGCGATACACTGCGCCTTTGCTACCCCATAAAGCACGTCATGGTACGACAGCGCCTTGCCAATCGTGCCAAAATGCAGATACGTCCGCTTGCCATAGTTCAGCAGGCAGAAATACCCTCGATACACGTCATCAAGGAACACGACATAGAAACAAGTGTGCTTCACGATCCACTCACCACGCTCAGCGCATGGCAGCCACTCGTGAACGTCACCGAACGTATCCTCGACCAGATCAATCGCCATCTCAGCCACATCTGGATCCACCACATGGAATGTCTCGTAAGCACGCATCAGAATCTCTTCACACCTCCACGAGCGACGGACACGCGACGAGCACGAGTCTTGTGGCTCACTCCGACAGCAGGCATCTGCGCCTTGCACCAGTACCGGACAGCATCGATCAGGTGATTCCAGTCATCGACCGGCTCATTCTTCCAGATGCCCTGCGGATCCTTCTTCCACGTGTACGACGCGAACTCCCTGATCAACTGCCTTGAGTTTGGATGCAGTGCGATCTTGAACCGACGCATGAGCGCTATGCCCTCCAGAATCGATCCTTTGCCCTTCTCGCAGGAGATTGCATTGTAGCCATACGACCGAAGCGCCTTGACTGTCTGCGGATACGCGCAGTCCACGTATATCGGAAGATCCTTGCGAATCTGCGCAACGTCACACGCCTCGACGAGAGATCCACCGTCCTGCTCAGGATTCGGCAGGTCAGTCAGTCCAGTCTCATAGACGTGCTGCTTGAGAAACAGCGTGTTGCGCGAGAATCGACACTCGACAACCGTAGTCGGATCGACGAAGCCCACGTCGCACCCGTAGCCGACACGCTCGCAGGCAGAGATGTCAGGCCATTCATCGGACTCGACCCAATTTGTAAACACCAGTCCCTTGAGGATGGCAGGCTTGCCGAGTCCGTAGATGTTCCACATCGCCTCATCTGCCGTGCCTTTGTTGATGTTCTCTTTCGTCGGCTCATACCCGAGAATCGTCCTGCGCTCACCTTCCGGCAGTAGCGGATTGTCGCGAAACGTCGAATCGTGATAGGCATAATCCGGATTGCCTCGGAATTTATAGATAAAGTGATCGTATGACGGATTGAAGTCAGCGATGACAAAGCTCGTGCGCATCGCGATCTGATTGAAAGAGTCGTAGTTGATCTCCGTCACCTCATTCATGTAGGAGATGTCATCGCGTTTGCCCTTTCGATTCGCCGCCTTGTCGCACCCGTTGAACCGGATGACCGAGCCGTTGTCGAACCGGTAGATCAGGTCCGACGCATTCCACGCCTTATGATCGAGCAGTCCGAGCATACCGTCCTCATCGGACATGATGCGCAGGAAGTCAGCGACCAGCGTCTCCTTAACCGACGATCGGAACTGACGATAGCAGCTGATGCGCTGGTTCGGATGACTCGATGCGTAGATCGCGAGCCACTGAAGCGCAGAGAAGGTCTTCGAAGATCCGGCGGATCCCTGAAGGATGACACCATCCTTGCCTGCCGCCTTTGCCGCCTCGATGTGCTCGAAATTGACTGTCGCCTTAATTGCTGCCATCGGAGCGGACAATCGTAACCGTGACATTCTTATCGATATCAGCCTTCACGTCTGCATCGACCTGAATCGGAATCAGCTTGCTCACAATGTTAGCGAACGTCACCGGATTCTCTTTCCGAAGCTGGATGAAGAACGCTTCAGCGCCTTCATCTGCATTGAGAGCACCCTCAAGTGCCTCCTTCACTGCTTTAGTCACTTTGTTAGGCACGCCTTTTTTGCGTCCCTTCCCACGATTTCCTGCGGCCTTTGGTTTAGCCTGTGCTGTCTTTTTAACTGCCATAGCCCGCAATATCCCGCATTCTGTGGGAAAAGTCGAGTGCGTATAATCTTGACACGTTCGCCCCTTGCCGACTCAACGGAGCTTGCGACGTTGATGACTGTCACGCTGCGAGTGCGCACGAAAAAGGCCGCACCCCCGAAGAGATGCGACCGATGGTCAGTGGTAGTCAGTGAGGTTAAAACGGAGGAGGCGCATCCTCGTCATCGAGCGGAATGTCCTCGTCGACCGGATCGGCTTCTGCCTTTGGCGTCGCAGTCGCTGCTGAGAGCGTTTCGATCTTCCATCCGACGAGATTGACGTAATACTTGCCATTGTACTCGTTTCCACGGATATCGAAAAGCACCTTGACCTGATCGCCTTCGTTGAGCGATGCGAGATCCTTAGTCTTGTTCTTGACGAACTCGATCTTGATTTCCTGCGGATACTTGCCGGACGAGTCCGTGACTACGATTTCTCGCTTGTTGAATCCGCTTGCGAATGTCTGCTCGTCGAGCACGACTTTTACTGTTCCTATTAGTTCGTTAGCCATAATTTATACTGAGTGCATTTTAATGATGAAAAAAGCCCCGACGACGATGTGGAGCGAGATAAAAGTGTAGAGTGCTAACTCCATAGAACCTCCACGTTAGCGATACGGCGCTCCAGTTCCTCGATGCGTGCCTCCAGTGCCTCGATGCGATCCTGCTCCTGCTTCTGCGCCGGACGTGTGTCAGCGCGTAGCGGAGGATATCCTGCCTCCGGTCGGTAGGTTTTGCTCAGTTGCATTCCCGAGACATTGATGTTGAGTACGACCTTGACGTGATCCGCGAGCTTTGAGAGTCCGACCGCCTGTAGAGAGTTTCGATTCTCTACGAGGTAATTTACGAGGCGCACTTTGTCGCCCAGTGAGATGCAGTTTCGTGTATTCATTATTGTATTATTTGATGTTGGTGCAGTGTAGGATGCTGCGCCCCATGAGAGTTGATTAGATTTCGAGAAAATTACGAGCGCCGATGTCACCATTCTGAGCGCGACCCCAAAGGTCGCCAATGAATTTTCGAGATGCCTCCATGCGAATCTGATGCAAAGTCGGCTCGACCGGAACCACCTCGCGCTGTGCTTTTTCGTAAGCAACTCGCTCGACCTCGCGACGAGCCTCAAGGATTTTCGCTTCCTCGATGTGAGGTGCGTCAAGCTCGGCTTGCACTGCCTTAAGCTCACGACGGATTGCCATTATCACGCGACCTACGAAAACGCGATTTGTATCAACATTCCATGAGTGAATTAGCGAAGTGATGCGCTCATGTATTTTACCATGTATCCCAACATTCTCGATAGCAACTTGGTAGCTGCGTTCAAGATTGTTAAATGTCTCTGAGTCTGTGTATTCGGCTTCGATTTTCATAGTGTGTGTTCCGTGTCTGCCGGAAGCTTCATTGCCCCCGACAGACCTGAACATGACCACTTGCGTATATACGTCAAGCCTTCATTTCACTTATTTCGCAAAAAAGTCCGCCTTTGTTGTCGATGTCCCTCGCCCAGTATTTGCGCACCCTGAGATCCACCACCTGCGAGTCATCGACGTAGGCTGCACCATTGAGCGCATCCAGCAGCATTTTCGCGAAGTTGTCTGCATCCGGCTTCTGCTCGTGATGCCCTTCTTCGAACTGCGCTTTGACGATGCCTGCATTTCGCCCTGTCCCGAAGTGCTTCTTCGGTCGCGGAATGAACACGCTGATCGACACGCTGAGAGCGCCCTGAAGCGGCGATGCATCCGGATGTGACTGCTGGTATGCGAGCTTGAGCTTCTCACGGTACTGCGTGCATTTGGCTGGCATATAGGCACGAATGCCCTTGCCGATGCGAGCGAACCTCGGACGACCGTCCGGCACTGGCGGGATGAGTAGGCTGAAGCGTCTCATTTCGTCGCTGCCTCCATACGCTTGAGAGCACGTTCGAACTGCCCGACCGTCGCGCCCAACTCGTGACACGCACGCGCACGATTGCAATCAACGCGGCGACGCATCCGGCTCTTGATCTGCCGCACCTTGTAGTCGCTGATCTCGATGCTGTCAGCCGGATTGATCCACTTCTCACGCTTTGGAAGCGCAGCGAGATACTCGGCTTCCTCTTCTTTCGTCCGAGGCCGGCAGTCGATGCCCTCGATGGTGTTCACGTATTCTGCTAGTTTCGATGTAGGTATGTGTTTTCTGATCATAGTTTTTCTGGATTTTTGATTAGTGTCATTGCCGCACCTGATTTAGTGATGCGTAAATTGTTTTGCCGGATCGTGACTGGGAAAC